GGAAAGATTATCTCCGCACGTGCCATAGTGAACCGCTATCAGGGAAAGGACGAAACTTTCAAGACATTGTATAATGTATTCAAGGAACATAACGACAACTGCCGGAAGCTAATCGGGACGGACTATGCCGACATCACCGTAAGACGTTACGACAATTGCCTTAAATACCTCATGGAACTGGTTAAACGGGATTATAAGGTAGATGATATGTTACTGCGTGAGGTAAACGGGGAACTGGTACGCAAATTCGATTTATACCTAAAGACGGAGAAGCATTGCGCACAGAATACCGTTATCCGGTACATGAAATGTTTTAAGAAAGTGATAAACCTTGCCATTGCCAACGAGTGGCTGACAAAGAACCCGTTTGCCGGAATCAAGTTTCACGAGGTGGAGGTAAACAAACAGTTCCTAAGCCAAGCCGAGATAAACCGGATATGGCAGAAAGAGTTCAGGATTGAACGGCTGGAACTGGTACGGGATGTCTTTATCTTCTGCGTATATACCGGGCTGGCATTCATAGACGTGTATAACTTGCGCCCCGAACACGTTTCAGAGGACAGCAACGGCAACCTGTGGATAGTGAAACCCCGTGAAAAGACAAACAACCTCTGTAACATCCCGCTTTTGAGTATTCCCAAACAGATACTTGAAAAGTATAAGGATAATCCTTACTGCATGGATAAAGGAACTTTGTTGCCCGTTCCCTGCAATCAGAAGATGAACAGCTACCTGAAAGAGATTGCCGACCTGTGCGGTATTAAAAAGAACCTGACCGCGCACACAGCCCGGCACAGTTTCGCTTCGGTTATTGCGCTGGCTAACAACGTGTCACTGCCGAACGTGGCTAAAATGCTGGGACATTCATCCACCCGAATGACACAGCATTATGCAAAGGTATTAGACCAAACGATATTAAGGGACATGCAAGCCGTTGACAGAATTTTATCTTAATTATTTCTATCTTTGCAAAAAATATAGAAAAAATGAACGGAATACATGGCATTACAGTACTTGAATCAATTAAAAAGAAATGTGAGTCTATCGAATATGTAAGTAGATTCTATTTATTAATAGAAGCAATAAAATCGGTATTACTAAAATACCAATATGATAAAGAACATCCACTATATAAATACTTAGAAGAAACAAAATCTTATTTTGAATATTGCGAAAAAGAAACCGCAGGAATAGGAGTAAATAGTGCAAAAGAAATAATTATTGATATTATAGATACTATCATTGTTGAATTACAAACATTTTATATCAACAATGATTAAATAGTTCTCAAATAAAGCCAGCAACACAGTTTTCAAAAAAACGTGATTGCTGGCTTTTTTATGGGCTTACTGCCGTGCAAGCCTGTACCTGCCTTTGATACGCCCGGCAAGGCTCGTCATGTCCTCGTTCAGTTTGGTACGGGTTATCTTCGCATAAATGCGGGTGGTGTCTATGCTTTGGTGTCCCAGCATCTTGCTGACCGTCTCAATGGGTACGCCCATTGAAAGGCAAAGGGTCGCAAAGCTGTGGCGGCTCATGTGGTAGGTCAGCCGTTTGTCTATCCCGGCTTTCTTGGCTATCTTTTTCAGTAATATGTCCGCATTGGTGAGGGTACACATCTTGAACACTTTCCCGCCCGTCCCGGCAAAGGGCGTGTCTTGGTACTTCTTCATTATGCGCAGGGGAATATCGGTTAGCGGGATAAACGCAAGCGACCCTGTTTTCTGCCTGTTCAGGGTGACGCACAAAGTCCCGTCCTCCTGCCGCCCGATATTGTCATAGGTCAGATTTTCAAGGTCTGCGTAGGATATGCCCGTGAATGTTGAGAAAATAAACATGTCCCGGACGAATATTTCGGTCGGGTGCTTCAACTCCGCTTTCATCATTGCTTTTATCTCGTCCACAGACAGCCATTTGCGGCGTACCGTCACCTGTTCGTATTCATACTCGAAAAACGGGTCTTGAAAGACAAGCCCCTTGTTCATGGCTCGCATTATCAGGCTGTGGAATATTTTCATGTAGTTGTTCACCGTGCAGGCTGACAACTGCAAGCATACTTTCAGGTAATAGTTGAACGCTTCGAGGAAAGCGAAATCCACCTGACCGAAAAGGATGTCCGATACTTCGTATTTATGATACAGGAAACCTTTCAGGTGCTTGTGTATCGTTATGTATTTCCGGTAAGTGGATGCGGTAATGGCAATGCCCAGCGACAGGCGCTTTTCCTCCACGAGTGCCGCCATTTCCTGCATCAGCGTGTTTTGTTTGAGCATGAAGCCTTGCAGGGCGTTTTTCAGGGTTTCAGCCGTGATGTAGCTTTTGTTTTCAAGCAGCATGTCGTAATGCTTCATCAGGTCGCTGCGGCATCGGGCGATACGCCCGTTCACCTCTTTGGCTTCCGTCATGTTTCCCGTGGCTGCGCCCTCTTTGGCGTTCCATTCTTCCGGGCGGAGTTCCAGCCCGGTACTGAAAGCCGTGCTCTTGCCGTCCACCGTGATGCGTCCCATTACCGGACACTTGCCCGATTTCTTCACCTTACTGGTATTAAGGTAGAACAGCACGGCAAAGGTGCTCCGGCTGTTCTGTATGCCCTTTTCTTTTTTCATGGGATAAAATTAAATTCGTTGGCTACTCTTTCGGCAAACATTTTCATGTCGCTTATTATCTTCCCGTTGTTCAGGCGTGCGTAACGCTGGGTGGTTTGGATGTTGGTATGCCCAAGCATCCGGCTCACGCTCTCTATCGGTACGCCTTGCGACAGGCAGATTTGGGACGCAAAGGTATAACGCCCCATGTGGTAGGTCAGTGCCCGGTTGATTTTGCAATGCCGGGCGATACGCTTCAACCCTACGTTTACCTGTCCCAAACTCATTGCAGGGAACACGCTGTCACCCTCCGCCAGCCCCTCGTAGTAATCCATTATCTGAACCGGAATATCCAGCAGCTTGACGTTGAAAGCGGTTTTCGTCTTTTGGCGGTCTGCCGAAATCCACAGGCTGCCGTCATTCTCCCGGATAATGTCTTTCCATGCCAGTTTTTTAAGGTCTGCGTAGGATATTCCGGTGAAAACGGAGAACACGAACATGTCCCGGATGAAACGCTGGGTAGCCGATTTCAGGGGAGTGGAAAGCAGCCTTTCCAGTTCTTCGGGGGTCAGCGACTTGTCTTGTGCCGTTATCTTCTCCGTCTCAAAGCCTGCAAACGGGTATCGGCTGATGATGTTGCGGTGCAATGCCAGCAGGACGACTTTGTTAAACAGCACGAGCCTTGATTTGACGGTTCTTGCTTTCATTTTGCGCCTTATCCTGAAATAGAAGTCCAAAGATTCGATGAAAGGCAAGTCCAGTTCTGTAAACGGTATGTCGCTTGCGTGGTACTGTATTTTCAGGAAGTCTTTCAGTTGGTCGTGCAGCACCTCGTACTGCTTGTAGGTAGATTCCGCCCGGTCTATGCCCGTCCTCGCCTTGAAATCCCGCATCATTTCCTCAAACAGGGCAATGACGGTCGTCTGTACGGTTGCGACACCCTGAAAGGCGTTCTTTACCTCCACGGCTGTGACTTTGCCCGTCCGCTTCAAGATGTCCTTGTAGCTGGCATGAATGGCAAGGTTTATCCTGTTTATCGCCCGGTTCAGCTCAACGGCTTGCCTGCTCTTTCCGGTCGCACGTCCTGACTTGACGTCCCACAGGCGTTCATCGACTTTCAGCTTACTGCTGAACTGGGCTAACGTACTGCCGACAATGATTTTGCCAATCACCGGATAAATGCCGCAGGCGTTAGCTGCGCTCTTTTCCCTTTTGATGTAAAAGGACACTTTCAGTTCGTTGTTCATAATCACTCATTTTTAAGTTTGTAAAATTACTGCTTTCGTGAGTTTTAGAACAATGTGAAACACAGACAAATAAGGACTTTTCCGGTCATTTTCGGACAACGTTCTGCACCGCTTTTCGCTCCCTGAAACGGGTAACGGATAAGAAACGGAACGTTTGCCTTTATCCGCTTTATTCTGCCAAACCAATGTCGGACAGGAAAGGACTACAAAAGACTTTCGTTTCTGTAAATGAATCAGTTACACCGTTATGCTTTCTTCTTCTGTTTTGTAGTCTTGTTTTTCCGTGCATCCGAAATGTTTTCGGCGTCCCAAAACTACTTACAAGCAATTTCTCCTCCAAAGTCGGGAAATATTCACCAATAATAAACCATTTTGCTTTGAATGCTTAAATCAAATAAAATCATTAACTTTGCTTTTAGTTCAATATAGTGATTATTATGGAGGATATAAATCGACTTAAATTAGTTCTAGTAGAAAGAAAGAAAACAGGAAAGTGGCTGGCGGAGCAATTAGGGAAAAATCCGTCAACTGTTTCCAAATGGTGTTCTAATGTATCTCAGCCTGACTTGGCAACACTTGTTAAAGTCGCTAATCTGTTAGAAGTTGATGTTCAAGAACTGATTATTACTGCAAAACTATAAATTGTAAAATATATGAAAGACTATATAAAAATTGGAATAGAGCAAAATCTCATATCTTTTAATGAAGATATGTCAAGGATTACCTATGTGTTTCAAAATAAAGAACGTAACTTCAATAACCCTGAGGAAAAGGTTCAAGCTGAAGCATTTCTTCGTTTAATATTGGATTACAATTATCCTGTGGAACGAATAAAGCAATTTGTTCCTGTAACAATGGGTCGTGAAACAAAAGAAGCTGATATAGTTGTATTCGAAGATGATATGTGTTTGAGTCCGCATATTTTGGTAGAATGTAAACGGCAAGAGGTTAGTGAGGCAGAATATCAGCAAGCAATAGAACAGGCATATAGTTATGCATTTGCCCTACCTTGTGATGTCAAATATGTATGGGTAACTTCCGGAATTAAATCTGATTATTTTGAAGTTGATAAGAATCAGAATACCAGAAATCAGATGCCAGATATTCCTCAATTTGGAGTCAAAAATGTTGCCTCCTATAAGTATGTATATGAAGCTCAGTATTTGCCTGAAGAAGCAGGAAAACAACGATTCTTTGATTTGGCTGTTATTGACCAGTCTGAACTCACTCGTAGATTCAAACAAGCACATGAAGCACTTTGGGCTGGCGGACAACTTAATCCGTCTGAGGCATTTGATGAATTGGATAAACTCATATTCTGCAAGATTTGGGATGAACGAAAGCCAAGAAGAATGGGAGAACCATATGATTTTCAGATTATAACTGTTCCCAAAGAGGTGGAGAAAAGCGAAACTAAAAGACGGCTTATTGAGAATGATAATCTTTATAAGCGTGTTATGGCTTTATATGAAGAAGGTAGAAAGAAAGATCAGGAAGTATTCCGTGATAACATTCGATTGACTCCAGAAAAAATAAGGACTGTAGTAAGCTATCTTGAAAGTGTCAATTTGGGAGAAACCGATTTGGATAGCAAAGGGCGAGCCTTTGAAACCTTTATGGGTTCATTTTTTAGAGGTAATTTCGGACAATATTTCACACCTCGTGAAATAGTCAAGTTTATTGTTGATGTTCTGCCCATTGAACATGATTCAAAGGTTCTTGATACATCTTGTGGTAGTGGAGGTTTTTTGCTTTATGCGTTGAATAAAGTACGTGATAAAGCAACAGAGTTATACCCCAAATATAAAACAGATACCAGACAATACAAGCATTGGTTTTCTTATTGGCACGATTTTGCAGAAAAGAACTTGTATGGAATTGAAATTAGTGAGCAAATTTCGCGTGCTGCCAAAATGAATATGATTATCCATGATGATGGACACACAAATGTCATTACATCGGATGGTCTTGTTTCTGACGACACAATTATAGACAAAACAAATAATTGGGGATTCAAATATGGAACATTTGATTTTATTATAACGAATCCACCTTTTGGAAGTACAGTCCGACAATCAGAGCAAGCATACCTCAAAACATATCAGCTTGGGAAAAAGGAAGAAGACTGGTTAGCCGTAAGTACTCAACCTGAGAACACGCGTGATGGGCAAAGTACAGAAGTCCTTTTCATAGAACAGGATTATAAATTTTTGAAAGAAGGGGGCTTTCTTGCTATAGTTTTGCCGGATGGTGTATTAACGAACAGTAGTATGCAATATGTTCGTACTCAAATAGAGGATTGGTTTCGTATTGTAGCCGTAGTCAGTATGCCTCAAACGGCGTTTGCTGCAAACGGAGCAGGTGTCAAGAGTTCTGTTCTTTTCTTGAAGAAATGGACAAAAGAACAGACAGATAAATTGACTTTCACAAAGAAAAATATTGAAACCCAATTATTAAATGAGAATAATTACATAATCCAAAGACAGCAATGGGATAAAGAGATAAAACATCAGCAAAAACAAAAAGTCGATGAAATAAAGGGCAATCAAAGAATTACCGCTACAGAAGCAAAGAAAACAGAGGAATACAAATCCTGGAATGTGGATTTGCTGGCTATGTATTCAGATAAGGTTGACGAATTGAAAACAAAATTAACAGAAGAATACCAGTCAACAAAACAAAAGCAATTACCTGACTATCCCATCTTTATGGCAATAGCCGAACAGATAGGATATGATGCTACAGGTAAGAAAACGGCTGTCAATGAATTGGATATTATTGGTGAAGAACTGAAGAAATTTATAAACACACTATAAAAAGTAAATAGAAATGAAACTGACAGGAATAGTAGAGTCTGTTTTTGGGGGATGTTTTATATTTAGAGGGTTTGCTACAATTGCTAATCTTGTCAAATACTCTAAAGCCAATTATACTTATCAAAGACCTCTTGAAGAAAACAGAATAAACAAAATCATTGAATATCTCAGAAATGATTCATATCGCTTTTTCCCCGAATTATTATTTGGATTACAACTTAATGATGTAAATGCGATATACCACCTGAATAAACAGACTATTCCTGGCGGTATAAGATTAGAAGATAATATCAAACTCGTAAAATCCAAGTTTACGTTTAATAACAATATTGGTGAAAATCCAACAACGAAGGTAATTTCTTTAGAATTTGATGATGGTGCTACTATGTTATCTCGAATAGATGGTAATCATCGTCTTAGTGCTATTGAAAAAGTCTTTAGCTCCGATGACGATGTATTGAAGCAAGAATTAAGTAATTTAATCGTCCCATTCTCAATTCTAATCCAACTAAGAAATGATGAATCCGAGAAATTTGAATCGGCAATATTCTATACTATAAATGCTAAATCAAGACCATTAACAGAAGAAGAAAATATAAAATCGCTTTTCAAAAAAAATTTCTTTAGCTCAGATGAATTAAAAAGAATTTTTGATATAGATATAAAAACAGACGTGGTAAAAGAAGTAATAGAACACTTGCCGATAGAGGTTCTACCAAATTTAGGAGAAACATTCTCGAAGAGTTATTATTCATGTGTATTTAATGTAGCAAAACTGTGTGCTGAATACGACATAGATATAAAACTATCTGATTTAATGTCTGCTTTTAAGACTGTGGAAATTGAATTTGCAAATAATGAGGAGTTGATAAAAGGAAATAATAATATTAGTTTAATCTGTGCATTTGTTTTTTATTATTGCAAGGGTAAAACAGTTTATGATGCATTCAAACAATGGACGATTTCCAATAGATTGTACAAACTCAGTGATGTTCAGCTCTATTCTATTATAAAGTTGTTTGACCAGTCCCAAAGTGTAGATATCAAAGTGTTTGTTGCTATGCCATATTATAATGATGAAATTATTCGTTCCACAAATGCAATATACTCTCGCGTGATCAATAAAATCCGGAATGTATACAATATTGATATATCACTTCCAGGAAAGATAATGACCTATGAAGGTTCTACTGTCAATATAGTTAATGACGTTTTAGCCAGAATAGAGAATTGTGATATATGTTTTTGCGACATCACTGGTAATAACCCAAATGTTACATATGAAATGGGATGGGCAAGAGCGTTGAAAAAACATGTTGTAATTCTCAAAGAAGAGTCCTCGGAAAAACCAAAATCTGATTATTTATTAGATAATTATGCTACATTTAAGAAAGATGCATATATAACATTGGAAGAAGCTATAGAGAAAAACATAAAAGCGATATTAAAGAAACATTATTCTATACAAATTGAAAATTAATATATGAACAATCAAGTACCGCAAGATATAGATAAAAATAAAATCTTCTTCGTTAATCGATCGGAGATAGAAGGAAGGTTAGAGCCTGAATTTTACCAACCTTCTATTGCTTGCATAGAGGCTAAAGTTAGATCTTTGTCTTCGAAGAAACTAAGGAATTTCGCATTGTCTTTTGCAGGAGGAGCGACACCCAAAAGATCGGAAGGAGACAATTATTATTCAGACTCTGAAAATGGAGTACCATTTCTTAGGGTACAGAATCTCCAAACAACAGGAGAATTATCTCTTGATGGATGCATATACATAAATGAAGACACTCACAATGGGCTATTAAAAAGAAGCCAAGTTTCCGAAGGGGACTTACTGATTAAAATAACCGGTGTTGGTCGTATGGCGATTGCCTCTGTCGCTCCGAAAAATTTTGTGGGAAATACAAATCAACATATGGTAGTTGTAAAGACAGGTGATGATGCTATTAGTAAATATTTAGCGCATTATCTGAATCTTGACATCATTGAGAAGATAGCTTCCCGCCATTCAACTGGAGGTACAAGGCCTGCATTGGATTATTCGTCATTAAAAAATCTTCCGGTTATTGAAGGAATTGATTTTAGCACTATTGACGATGCTATCAAAATTAAAAAAGAAAAAGAGTACACAGCACAACAACTATTGAATGTTATTGATAGTTATCTTTTGGAAGAGTTAGGAATAACAATTCCTGATGTTGAAAATAGATTAGAGAATCGTATATTTTTAAGTTCATTCAGCAAAATAGAAGGGAATAGAATAGATCCTGTATTTTCTTTATATTTAGGAAAAAATGCTTCGAGCTCAAAATATGAAAATATAAGTCTTCGTTCTATAGCAAATATTTTAAAGGGTAATGCATTATCAAGTTCTAATGTTGAATATGGTGATATTCCAGTTATTGCTGGTGGGCGAACAAGTCCATATTTTCATAATCAATCAAACTTTGATGGAAATATCATCACTGTTAGTGCATCTGGGGCTTATGCTGGATATGTTTGGTATCACGATTACCCTATATATGCTACAGATTGTTGTGTAATCTTTTCTAAAGATGAGTCTCGTTTTATGACTAAATATTTATTTGAGGTTTTGAAGTTGCAACAAAAATCCATTTATAAGTCACAGACAGGAGCTGCACAGCCGCATATATATGCGACAGATTTACAAATGCTTAATATCCCAAACGTATCAATAGAAAAACAACAAGAGATTATATATTATGTTGCAGATATTCGTACTCGTGCAAAAAAACTTCAAGAAGAAGGTAGAATAATTTTAGAAAATGCAAAACGAGCAGTAGAACGAATGATTATTGGAGATTAATATAAATAATTTATAGTATATGAACGGACAGTATTCGATTAAGGGATATATTTATCAGTCATTGGTCGCATTGTTGGATTCCTTTGAATCTGATTGGGAGAGTATTTGCGTTGAGCCTAATGATGAATCTGAAAAGGTTGATATTCGCTGGAATTATCCGGATGGAAAAATCATAGTTGTTCAAGTAAAATCCTCAAAAAACACATTTTGGCTATCTTCAATTAAAAACTGGGCTAAAGAGTTGATAGATTCTACTCCTAATGCAAGTGAATACAAATTAGTCTTAATTGGAAATGTTGCGGGTAGTGTAAACGATAAGATTGGAAACATCGTTATTGAAAATAAGAATATGTCAATAGGTGATTTTCAATCTATCATAATGCAAAAAATAAATAGTTTCTTTGAACATAATGGTAAAACGGTTATATCTACAAAGTTATGTAAACTTTTTGCTCAAGCATTAAATCATAAGATACTTGAAAATTCAGTGGCAGGGAAAGTTGTTACTAGGGATGAATTTAAAAAATATCTATTAGATAGTTTTAGTGCAATAGAGGACCAATTAAAAAAATCGCCATATTCCTTGATATTACCGGATAATCCTGTACAGAATGAGGATGTTAGAACTACTATTATGAATAATATTCTCAAACTTTTTGGGTGGAAAAATATGACCAAAGGTGAGAGCCAATCTTTATATAATGAAAAATTAGGAAAGGATATTGTATATTCTTTGGATTATTGGGCTGACCATGAATCTCCGTTAAAAGATAACAGTAAAGATTTATTGTATATAAATTCTAACTTTGATATTAATCATTCTCAAGATATACATGCAGAGATAAAAGAAGGTTTGTATGGATTTGGTATTGTAAGAGATAAACTTGTCAAACAAAAGAATCTTGCTGTTGATAGTTCTTACGAGTATTATGTTGATTTTATTTTGTCGTTAACAGATAACGACACAGGACAGCCCATTATTAGTTATAATTTGTTTAAGGATAACCTATTAAATAAAAATGTAATTTACTATCTTATAGATAATGTAAGATTGAGTTTTTTGCTGAGTTCAATTATTACAGCAAAAAATTACAGACCTTCGACTCCTGTTAAATTTTTATATCCCATTACCGAAGATAATTCTGATGTACAAAAAATTGGTAAACGTGGTACATACATGCCTCCTCAGTTTTTAAATTCTGCTATTCTTCCTATAATTAAAGAGGACCAAAATAAAATAAGTGTTTTATTGTTTTGTTCGGATGAATTCAATTTGGTACATTTAAAAAAGCAGATTTGGCTATCATTGCGACTTACAAGTGGATTAGCTAACGAATATATTTTGTATTTTCCCGATTATGATTCTTCAAAAGAAAATATTGTTATAGAAGTCTTGAGAAGTTATGGGAATAATGATTTGAATTTAAGGGTTGATAAAATTTCATTTATTAAAATTGATAGTTTGAAATTAATTCCGTCTTGTTTAAATGAGACTTTTATTGACGAATCATATAATGAAAGCAGGAATAAATATATAAGGATAAAGCCACACTTAATAGAGTATTTACCATATGGTGATTCCATGCGACCTTTTCTTGCTTCAGATGCAGTTAAATCCATTGATTTGAAGGTATTTCTATCGAAGAGGGGGATTTTCTTTAAAAGTGCAGATAAAAAGAAGATAGTCCAATTAATGACTAGTATGTTATTTAGTTCAAATGATATTGAAGCTCTAGTTGATATTGTAAATATTAATGAGAAACCTTTGTCAACTGCATCAAAACAATATTACCTATTTGATAGCGCTGACCATAAAAATATAATAAATAAGGTGGTAAGTTATATTCAAATTGATAGTCTTCAAAGCAATTTAAAAGCAAACGTGATTTCATCTGAAACAGTACAGAATGATAATGGCAGTGTTACAATAAAAACATATATTGAAGAAATTAATCCCAATAAACAGGCTTTAGTCAATGCAGTAAGTAGTATATCGCAAGTTACAATTAGCATAGATTCAAGAACTAAAAAACTCGAATTTACAAAAGAATATAATTCCAAACCAGCAAGAGTGCTTTCAGATAGGCTAGTGGATGGAATAGCGAAACAATTGATGCAAAATAATATGATTGAAGATAAAGCAGATGAAGTGTTGTTTTCAAGTTTTTCTAATTTAGAACGAGCAAATTATCTATTGAGTTTTACAAATATTGATTCGTCAAACATTTTTACTGACTTTAATGCAAAATCAATTAAATATATGTTTGATGAAGGTGCAACATTGCCTAAAGAATATGAAGATAAAAAGGGAAAAGAATGTATTACTCAATTAAAAGGCAAAAATTTAGACTCAATTAGAGAGTTACAAGATCCAACACTAAAATCAATTATATTATGTGAAGAAATATCTATAAATTACAAATTTAAGATTCGAGATATAACAGGAAATTATTTTGTAGTTATCAATTTTTCAGATGCATTAAAAAATAAACCAAATCCAGATGGTATATTCATCTACAGTCCCAAATGTTATATAAACAATAATTGCAAGGAAAAAGTCAAAAGTATCCAATCGCTAGAGAAAGAATTGAAAATAGAGTTCAATCGATTGATAAAAGAAAAGTTAAAAACTTTTAACAAGATATAGTTATGATTTCTTCTATAGAGGCAAAAATTAAAGCGTGTGCAATACATCGCGTAGGTAATAAATTAAGAGATGAAGGATATGTTTTGTCTGAAAATCAATATGATGAATATGATAGTGTTCATGAATTTCTTATAGAGTATTTTTTTACACCTTTTAAATCTGGAGAATATTATTCTTTTTATCACAATATAGATAAATCAATGAATGAAGTATATATGTGTGTGCATAAAATTTTTTCAGAGCCAAATACAATACTGCAACAATCTATTAATTTATCAAAACATTTATATGAACAAAGTACACACCCTAAAGTAAAGGGAGGCGAATTCTATGTAGTGTATTTTGAAGATTGCATAGTGGATGGTGTAAATACAAATGCAATTGGTTTATTTAAATCAGAAAATAAAGATACTTATTTAAAGATACTGCATAAATCAAATGGATTTATGATTGAAAGTGAAAAGGGTATTAGTCTAAATAAATTAGATAAAGGCTGCCTGATTTTCAATATTGAAAAAGAAAATGGCTATGTGGTTGCAGTTGTAGACAATACGAATAAAGGAGTAGAGGCGAAATACTGGACTGATGATTTCCTGCATGTACATCCAAGAAAAGATAGTTTTAATCAAACTCAGAATATGCTTTCTCTATGCAAGAGTTTTGTTTCTCAATTACCTGCTGAAAACGGTAAAATAGAGAAAGCTACATATATGAATAGAAGTGTTGAGGCCTTGAAAGAGGAATATGTTAATATAGATACCTTTGCAAAACAAGTTTTTGGGACACCAGAATTAGTCTCAGAATTTAAGCAATACAAAGAAACTTATCAGAAAGAACGAGACATTGAAATAGATGATCATTTTGCGACTGCTTCTAACGCAATTAAGCGCAAGGCTACAGGTATAATGACAACAATCAAACTCGATAAAAATTTTGATATAAATGTTCACGGTGGAGAGCAATATATTGAAAGGGGATATGATGAAGAACGAGGTATGTACTACTATCAGTTATTCTTTAGAGAGGAAAGGTAGATGTATATTCACAATAGTATAAAAAGTATGACAACGATTGACGATGTAAAGAAACTGATAGCCAAGGATGAAACTAGAACTTTGGAACTGAAGAAAACAACTGGCGAACTCTATAAGGGAATGGAGACTGCTTGTGCGTTTCTGAATTCCGATGGTGGCTGGCTGATGTTTGGCATTGCTCCGTCTTTGAAGATTATCGGGCAAAATGTTACTGATAATACAAGGCAGGAGGTAGCAAATGCTCTCCGTAAGATTGAACCGGCAATAGATGTCGAGGTTGAATATGTTGAGTTACCAGACAAGCCTGATAATTATGTTATTGCCATCTACTTCGACTCCAATAATTTCAAGAATGGCCCATATTCGTTTGATGGCAGAGCTTTCTATAAAGTGGAAAGCACGACAGCGTTGATGCCAAGACAAATGTACGAGGAACGTCTGAAAATAAGCAACCCTCAAAGATTCAGTTGGGAAAATACGCCCAATTCCGAAATGACCGTTGATGATATTGACACAGAACTGTTATATCAGACCTTGCATGACGGAATAGGGTCAAGGCGTATTCATGCTTCGGCAATGACTCTGCAAGATCCTATGAAGATTATGCTTAAACTTGGAGTTGCAAGAAAGGATGGTATGATATTGAATGCTGCAAATGTATTGTTTGGCAAAGAGCCTTCCTTATTACACCCTCAGTGTAAAATCCGTTTGGCCCGCTTTGAAGGAATAGATAAAAGAGTGTTTCGTGATCAGACTGTTTGCGAAGGAAACCTGTTTGAACAGTATGATGCTGTTATGGATTTCTGTTTGAAGCATTTGAACCTATCTGGCAGAATGGATAGTAAATTCAGGCAAGATACACTTACAGTTCCTTATGAAGCTATAAAGGAGGCTACAATCAACATGCTGTGCCATCGTTCATGGAATGCTGAAAATACAACTCCAAGCCTTGCTATTTACGACGATCGCATTGTATTCCAGAATCCGGGATCATTTCCTCTGGGTATGAAATGGCAGGACTTTGTGAATGAGTATATTGGTTCTTTACCTGCCAACCCCACTATAGCAAATGTATTTTATCGGCGTGGCACGATGGAAGCTTGGGGTCGAGGTATAGGCCTTATTATGGAGAGTTGTAGAGAGCAGACTCTTCCTACCCCGGAAATCAAAGTTGTTCCACCATTTGTGAATCTCACAATATGGTTTAAGTATTCACTGACTGGAGGTGTAAAAGTTTCTGCACCCCAAGTGAAGGATTCGCACACTCCAAGTCACACCCCAAGTGATGATGATTTTACCTCAAGTCATAACGAAACAAATGATCAATCGAATATCATTGCACCCCAAGATAAGGTGTTTGAATTTTGTAAATCTCCGAAAAGTATCGTTGAAATAGCTGAAATGCTTGGAGTGAATGATAGGAGATGGGTAAGAAAGAAATATATTGCTCCCTATATTGGTACAAAACTACAAATGACCATTCCTGATAAACCCAATAGCCAATACCAGAAGTATGTCATTATTAAAGAATGATATGAAAATAGATCCAATGATTTTGGCTACTTTTGCAGTTGAGTTATTTTACAGTCAAACATAGCGAAACGTTGAAAATTGTACGGTATCTTAATCGCTACGACTTCTTAAATAGCTCGCTAAAAAGTTTGTTTTTTAATTAGTTAAGTTAAACTGCTGAAAAATTAAAATAAGTATCATATGTCCCAAAAACAAAATAATTCAGGAATTGTTTATGTCCTTACTAACCCTGCAATGCCTGGGTTGGTAAAAATTGGTATGACTACAAGAGACAATCTGGATGCTCGAATGAAAGAACTTTATGGTACTGGGGTTCCTGTTCCATTTGAATGTAAATATGCTTGCAAGGTAAAATCTTCGGATTGTGCAAAGATTGAAAAAGCCCTGCATACTGCATTTGCTCCAAATCGGATTAATGCGAATCGTGAATTTTTCCAAATAAAACCGGAGCAGGCAATGGCGATATTGGAATTGTTTAATCGAGAAGATGTGACACAAGAAATCACGGAAGAGATAGACAATGACTTGACAACAGAAGATAAGTCTGCTACGGAGAAAATCAATTCGTCTCGTCGTCCTCCCCTCAATTATTTTGAGATGGGAATGAAGAAAGGTGATGTTTTAGTATTCATAAAAGATCCATCTACAGAAGTATCTGTAGTTGATGAAAAGAAAGTAAAGTATCAAGGTGATGTCTATTCATTGACTGGAATTACTAAGAAATTACTCAATATCACTCATGCCATTCAACCTACTGGTTATTGGATGTTTGAAGGCAAGAATTTGAGAGATATTTACGATGAAACTTATACATTGGATGATTAAATATACTGAATAAAATATGAGAGAAATTAGTCCATCCCAATTTATCGAAGCTATATTAGAGAGTCAGAAAATAAATTCTGTATCTATAACGGAACTTAAAGTAAGAACTTTTAATAAGATGGTTGACCAATTATACGGTCTTAATATACGTGTACAATTTGGCTTTTCTGATTTGATTGAGTTTGTTGAGGATTTTGAAACAGCTTTGCCGTATGAAGATTTTGCGATTCGTATATCATATACGGAAGCTCTTTTGAATGAAGTGAAAAGATATAATCAAATTTATGCATCAGTTAGAGATTTTATTGAAATAGATGAAGTATGGAAAAACTTAATGAAGTAAAACGAATACTAGATAGTGTACATGGTCAAATAAAGATACCTAAGGACTGGTGTAAAAAGATTATTGATACACCTTATTTTCAACGCTTAAGAAGAATTGAGCAAAATTCGTGTCGAACGGTCTTCCCATCAGCACGCCATGACCGCTTTATACATTCCTTAGGCGTTTATCATATCGGAACATTAATTTCTGAACATTTGGAAAATGAATTGGAATTACCCGAATATGAATATTCTATCTTAAAAACTTATAGGCTAGCTTGTCTTTTGCATGATGTTGGTCACACTCCATTCTCTCATACTTTTGAAATTTATTTCAATGAAAAGGATATCCGTAAGGCTTTAGTGAATGTGCTGAAAGACGAAAATTTTAAGTCAGATCTTCAGGCTCATCACAAGAAATTAACCGAACACGAATTACTTAGTGCATATGTAAGTATTTATATATATAAGGAATCCATCTCTGATAAAGATATAAATTGGTCTTTATTGGCCAGAATGATTATCGGGTTACCATTTCTTGATGCAAATGATCAACGAGATAACTCTCGTTTTGAAAATATAATGATTGATCTTATCCATGGAACAATAGATGCTGATGGCCTTGATTATGTATGTCGTGATGTTTGGGCAGGAGGATATCATAATTTTTCGGTTGATCTCCAGCGTCTAGTGGATTCCATTCATATCACACATAAAGAAGGTAAATATCAACTTTCATTTTTAGCTAAAGCACTTAATGAAATTGAAGGCGTTCTCAATATAAAAAATTTTCAATTTCTTTATGTCTTTAGTCATCATAAAGTATGCCTTGAACAGTACTATTTAGTAGAAGCAATGAAAACTGCTGCAGTTTTTCATATGAATATTCTTGATCGAGATGAAGCTTTAACAAATCTCTGTAACTTTAACGCATTCTTAAAAGATGATATTAAATTGCCCAAACTTAATTATCATTTTTTTAGACCGTGTGATGATGATTTCGTGGCCTTAATGAAACAGACTCCTAATAAAGATGTTTATATTAATGGCTGGTTTAACAGGGAATTTTTGCATAAACCACTATGGAAGTCGAAAATGCATTTTTTTTATTGCTTTTCTGAAGAACTTTATAATATAAATGTCCCGATAGAAGAACAAAAACAAAACAAAGCTGATTTATACTTAAAAAAAATTAGAGAAAAACGGATTGATGCAATTTGTGATATCAAATGCAAAGACATTGTATTGAATGCATTACATTTGGATAAAGATGACATATTCCAAATACCTATTGAGCCAAAAATTCGCAGAATTAATCCAAATGAAATCTTTGTATCATTAGGTGATTCAATTCAAAAATTTTCAGAATTAGCACATGATAGTTTTACGGTGATGGGAGAACCATCTAAATACTGTTATTGGTATGTGAATTTAAAAAAGGTACCCGGAGAAAATGACACTGATAAACGCAAAAAAATAATAGATGAAATCAAAAGGTATATAAAAAATATTTTTTAGAACAAGTTCATATGCTTTACTCCTTGTAATCCCAAATAAAGTACTACCTTTGCAATCAAATAGGGAATCTAACCACGCAAAACTGTGCAGAATGTAGTTGCAATTTGGTGGAGCAAAAGGTGGAGATTACGTTTTTAGTTTATTCTTAAAGCAAAGATATTAAGCCATTTAGGATAAAATCACATTTCCTGGTGGCACCACTTTTAAAAGACTTCAAAATCGGAAAATCCCTGAAATACAGACGTTTCAGGGATTTTTCTTTTCTACTAAATCCCACTTTTTTAGCAAAATCTGCATTTTTTTGTAGGTGACAGAAATAAAAAAATCCCCCGAAATTGCTGAATTTCAGAGGATTTCAAGAGTGAAAAGTTCTTTCGAGTGGTGCCACCAGAAAGTGAACGCTTCACGTATCACCATTGACAATCACCGACTTATCTTTTCTTTCATCGGAAAATCCACACGATTTAGCACACGATTATTTCTCATCGTTTTGCCCGTGATTTAACACGATTGTTGTTGCAAAGTTAAGAAAGAATATTAAATCAATCCATTATTTACCTGAAAACTTAAAAACAATTAAGGTTAAATAGTATCTTATTAGTGACTTCACTTTTTCGAAATATACGAATAACTCAACACATGCATTTCTGCACATTTGGCGATAGTAGTTTTGGTGAAGTTGTCGCCTTTCTTGATCGCTTTCGTGATTAAATTGCATATATAAATTAGTAAGGCCATTAACAGCATTACCCAGATATATTACAGAGTTATTAACTCGCCTTATTTTATCCCGTAGATTATCATTAATAATCTCAGTACGAGATGGCACTGGAGGAACTTTGAAGTATATTGGTGTAAAATGAATATTTTCTATATTCTGTTCACAATGAAATGTCAGAAGCTCTATATTAAAATATGATAGCGAAACAGCATTCTGATTATAAGAGTTTAATAAAATGTTATTCATATCTTACTCATTATTTAATAATTTGCAAATAAGTCTTTATTTTGGATATTTAACTATTATCTTGTTAGCGAATCTACAAATTCCCCAAACCTCAAAATCTTCTCACTATTGGCTTTATTGAAAAGTAGGTGCTCAAAATCCTTTTGCTTTTTCTTCAAATCGACTGTTTTTAGCAGTTCGGCTGTCGCTTGCTTGAATTCTTGCAAATTATTCACTCCGCAACGCTTTGAAAGAAAATCGTAATCCGGTTTTGACTGTGCCAGTAAAAACATCAGGTCATAAAAATCACGTCCTTTGGCGCGGGCTAACATGGCAGCTATTTTCATACTGCACAATACGCCATCGGAAGGAACGGGAAACGGGAAAAAGAATCCACACCCTTTGATATTTGTGATAACAGGGGGATAAGCAATTCCTTGGTCTTGGCTTTCGACCTTTATCAAAAAGCGTTCTTCCTTATGTCCGCTCAATCCCAAATCGAATAGCAGTTCAGGGAAATGGATATTGCGCCGGAAGGCTGTTAGCTTCGGATTATCCTTATCCTTCGCTTCCACCCTCAACCCTGAACGCTCTAAAAACTGGATTACTCCGTTTGTCATTTCAATAAACTCGTCTTTCGACAGGTCTTTACAGTCGAAATCCAAATCTTCGGAAAACCGGTCTATCCCTTTCACCAAACGCAGGTTTGTTCCACCGATAAAAGCCATTTTTTGGATGCTTGGAGTAGAAGAAAGGTAATCCAGAATCATCAACTGCAAATACTCTTTCAAGATGTGCTTATCGAAACTCGAATTTCCGCGGATTTGAGCCGGAAAATAATTTCTTATCTGTTCAATCTGTATCATAAATCGTAAGTTTTAAGAAGTAGCCTTACCCGATGGTCAAGAGCCTTGCTTTGAAACTTGGCGCAATACTCCATCAGTAAATCCTTGTTTAAATCATCTTGCAGGTAATCTTCATCCAAACGCAACTCTTCCAATTCCTGCTCGCTATCATAGAACGGATAAAGATACAGCAAATCAAGCAATGCCTTCTCGGGTGTGGCAAACTGTATGGTGCGATTGTCTGCCATTGGCTTTAAATCGTACCCGAATAGTAGGTTTTCTTTGACGTTCTTATAAGAGTATTCGCCGAAGTCATTGAAGAATGATGCTGTTTTCAGGGTTGTCACACTGGTAATCTGTACCACCGCTTCCGGTATCATCCCGTAGAACGACAATGCTGTGTGCAGGCTGATATAGGACGGACGGTAAATCCGATTGGCGAAATAAAGGGAATAATCTGGCTTGCTCTTATATTCCGAAAAAGCAAAATAGCCCTGCCTTAACCGAATAAGATACCCTTTCTTCATCCAACGGGTAAGATTATTACGGTCGAAATCCGGCTGCCATGCATATACCTGATAGATATTGAAGCATGCCAAATCAAACATTTTAGTCTTAAATTCCAGAAAGGTCATTTCTTTTTTTGTTTCTATTACGCTGCAAATATAGTGTATTTTGGAAACAAAACAAAATATTAGGGATAAGTTAGAGGTATTCTTGTTCTGTCGACAAGACGAAAATAGGTTATTTTTGTTTTGTTTGCAAAACAAAAATGGCTCATTTCAGTATTAGCATAGAGCTTTCACTCTATAACCGCCGTTATTATAGAAATAACACATTGCTACACAAAGTATTTTGATGTCTTATCTTGGATTCACAAAAGACAGTCATTTTATTTCTGATTTATGAAATTGGAAAGTTCACTAATCAATAAAAATTCAATATCATATTCCGTATGGTAAGCAGCAAAAATACGTTTATCTACAACAAAAGCTTTTTTAACCTGCCATTGTTCGTTGTATTCTAATCCAAAATACTGAACGAACTTTTCAATATTGCGACTAACGAAGTCATATTTTTTATTCAACTTATTGTAGTATCTCTTCCCTTTTTCTCCAAAAAAATCATTAAAAGTTTGCTTGATACTATATGGCCTATTTTTTTGCAAAACAGACTTAGCTTCGAAAACAAACAGTTTTTTATTCTTGGGATCAACACATAAAATATCAATCTCACCACAAGGGGCGTCTTTAGGTAGGCTGGGTGAAATATTGTTAAATTTCTTTAGGTTTAACAATACATATTTGTCTCCAAGCAAGTTTTTCAAATGATTTGCAGCATCTTTCTCTAATTCATTACTGTTTATTTTATGTATTTCGTCCAATTCTTTCAGTATATCCTCATCACTTTCTTGATATGGAAAATCCCCGTCAATAAGTTCATTCAGCCATATATTATGTGAAAATTTGCACTGTTGGTTTCCAAATATATATTCATCTTCATTCAATTTTATTAAAGGACAAACATTTAGCCTGTTTTTACTCCGAAGTAGTTCCGTCGGAATAAGTTTGTTTTCTTTCTTGTATGTAGTAAACGAAAGAGAAGCATTCTCTATGATTTTTATTATTTCCTCATTCTCTATTTCAGGAAAAATCTCATTTATGTATGAAATAATATCATCAATCGTCACAATAAATACAGGGAAGAATAAATATTTCTTGAAATTCGAACGACTCAAAGCGTAAATTATCCGTATAGAATTAATCAATGAATAACCGTTTTTAATTTGAAATGTAGCATCCAATTTATCCATCTGCCTTGTAAGCACATTTGGGGATGGTTCAATATCAGAGTTTTCTTGAGCTTCCTTCTCAACTAAGGGCTTCTTTGCTTTTTCATATGCATTCTTAGAACTTTCGATTTGGATTTCAACAAATTCCGACTCCCATTTTTCATGATTAATTTTATCTGATATTTTTTCAGTAGTAATTTCATATAAATCAGAAATAATCATTTTATGAGGGCTCAAATCATAATTTATATATTCATAGATTTGTGCAGTTTCCATTAAAGCTGCTACAATTCCTAATAAAAAAGTCCAATCCGATTCCGTGATATATTTTTCTCCTGTTGGATTTATTTTTAGTATAGTATGAATAATATGTTTTGAATACGCCGACAACAAAATAATGTCACGGATTTCTTCACTGGCTTTTTCTTTTAAATCATATTCGATATCCCTCTGTGAATTCATTCCATGTTTTAAGCGATTTTTTTCTCGTTTTCCTTCGGAGAACTCTAACTGTTGGTAGGCATAAAAAATGATATTTTCATCAAATTCTTTTATTGTATCCTCTAAGAGATTTTGAAGAAAATCAAAAATATCTCCATTAATTTCTTTTGCTTCGTTTCCAATATATTCTCCGGAGCGTAAGTTTTTACTTGCTAAATGTTCCGCAAATAGTTTATTAACCTTTCCTATATCTGAAGAATTAATTTTTACAGGGGAATCATATTTTTCCAAATGTGGATTTTCTAATGTGAGTTGGTTAAATGAAAAATTTTTCTTTGAAAACGGTATATGTTTGTCTATAAAATCACTTGATAGTTTTTCTTTATCGTTGTTCTTATTAAATTCAAAAATGCTCTCAATTAGTTTTTTTATACAATACCTTTCTGCCGAGTTGTTTTCTGGTTCAAACAAATCAAGTATAGTATTGATTTTCTTCGTATTTGCAATTACAAAAGTCCTCACACCACCATTTTGAAGCCTTTTCGTGGAGAACAATAACGGTTCTTCATCAATATGTTCAACTAATGGTAGTAAATAAGGTAGTTCATTTTCTTTTTGTTCTAATGAAGCATTTGAGACTATTAATAAACTATATTCCAAAGGAAAAATATTTCCATTTTTCAAAAGAGAGATAAATTCATTACTTAACTTATCAATATAAAATCCTATGAGTTGAGGGAGTATCGAAATTAAGAATTTCTTGTCTATCTCATTAAGAGCAGATATTTTTTTAGGTGGATATATAAAAATTGGATATTGAGGAATATTCACAAAGAATATCAAGTTAATAAATGCAGTGTCAACACCACGATAAAATTCACCCCCGATATGCTCTAATATATTAAATGCATCTGGAAATCTTCTTTCAATAGCCTCATATGCTTTATTTTGAAATTTTTCATAGTAATATTGCTGAATTCAACTTGCAAATGCAACAGAATTCTGATTAATAATTTGTTTAAATTTTTCGT